AGCATCTGCTTGTCCCATCCTCTCGCCAACGCATCCTTGATCCGATTGTAGGCAAGGCCCACCGGCCCATTGGCCCCTGCCCATCCGGCCAGGCGGGCCTCTAGCGTCTGATACCCCATGTAGTTCGCCGCCTCATCTGGCGTTTGCGCCAGGGCGGACGTGGCCCTGTACAGCCGCTCGAATGAGGCCAATACATCCCGTAGATCACGGACGGGAACCAACACGCGGGGCTTATACCCCAACAGCGCCTCGGCCATTTCCAAGTGCGCCAGCCATCCCCGGCTTTTGTCGAAAATGACCGGCCTATCCACATCGCCAAAATAAGCCTGCAAGACGGCCACCAGGACCCGTTGCTTGGCAGCCACGCTCTGCGCTTCCGGCATCGCCTGGAATTCTGCAACGCTACCCCAATGATTACGCACCTGGAAAAGAATTTCCAGGATGCCGCTGGTAGCCGTAGCATGGAAACGAGGATTTTGCGCCAGGATATTACACAGCAATGTCGAGCCACTGCGCGGCAGGCCGCTGATGAGATGGATTTTCACCCCGTCACCTGCGTCAAGTCGATGCGCGCCACCCACCGGATGGTCTTGGCGTTCTCGCCCATTGCCGTAATTTTCAGCGTCTTCCCCGTGTCGTCTGCAGACAAGTTGCAGTCCCATCCTGCGCTATCCTCAGCCAGGACGGTCTTCGTCACACTACCAACCAGCGCGACCGTCCCAGTATTGCGATCAACGCAGCCACAGAAATGATACCCTGCCGACTCATTGTCGGCGTCGGTGCGCCGGGCCGCGACCAGAATGTCGAAAGCCCACGTCGTATCATCTGGAATTTCCAAGCTCGTGCTGGCTCCATCAAGCGCCAGTGCGGTAGGGGTATTGCTAGTGGTCTCTACTCGTGCCACCAGGCGCGACCATTGCGCGTCCCCAGCAACGGCAAATTTCCCGCTCGCATGGGCCAATTGCCCATGTAGCGCCGCAAGCGCCTGTTCGCCACCAACGGCAGAGTAAGGGGCGCTGGCCGTGTTGCCTTTCCCGCCGCCAACGACAGAGTAATATCCGCTGGCCGTGTTGCCCAGCCCGCCGCCAACGGCAGAGTAATTCCCGTTGGCCGTGTTGCCCAGCCCGCCGCCAACGACAGAGTAATATCCGCTGGCAGTGTTTTGCCGCCCGCCGCCAACGGCAGAGTAAGGGGCGCTGGCCGTGTTTTGCCGCCCGCCGCCAACGGCAGAGTAAGGGGCGCTGGCCGTGTTGCCCAGCCCGCCGCCAACGGCAGAGGAATGGGCGCTGGCCGTGTTGCCCAGCCCGCCGCCAATGACAGAGTATTTTCCGCTGGCTACCTGGGTTGGGCTGCCTCTTGTGGACTGCAAATCAACTGCCCCCACCCCACGGGCGTTCCCCGCATTGGCCCCTACCTGCAACGCGGCCACCACCGCGTCGCCGGTCACGGCCCCTCCAGCTGGCGTCTCCCACGCCACGGCCCCCGCCCCATCGGCCGTCAGTACCTGTCCATCGTTAGCGTTCCCACTGGCGATCTTGGCCGCCGTCACCGTGCCATCGGGCGGAATCGCTGGCCCGCTAATTTGTATGCTCATATTTTTCCACTCTCTCCAGTATGTGGCGACATTGTATGTATCGGGGTCGTTGCCGTCATCATCGCCGCCACGGCCAGTGCCAACGTCGTCATCTAAGCCTTTCTTATCACTCGAAAACCCGGCTGCCCGCCAAGCCCGTCGCTGCGACCCCATTCGCCGTGCCGTCGGGCGGGATCGCAGGCCCGCTAAGTTCTATGCTCATTATGTGATCTCCCACACCCTTACGTCAATCGTGGCGCTGGCCGTGCGCCCCCAAATCGCCTGCTGTGTCAAAAATGGCGGCGTCAAAGAAAGCGCCCCGCCACTCGCCTTGACCGGAATCCCGGATGCCGCCGTCACGTCAGACAAACCGACGTACATATCGGCTGCCCCGTTGTTGACAATCAGAAGCGCCTTACGGCCCGTGTTCGCTGCCCTCAGTAGCGTGGCCGATGATGTCACGCTCACGGCTACTGGCGCTGCCGCCGTTCCTCTTGGAATATTCATTGCTGCCCTCCCTGTCCTTGATCGAATTGGCGCTGCTGAGCAAGCAGGGCCGTTGCCAGGCTTGTTTGCGCCGTAGCCATTTCATCTTGCTTGTCGGCAAGCATCTGGTCTATTTCCGCCTGCGTCCAGCCTTCGTCACGAACAGCCGTTACCAACGGCACGCCCGCCTCAACGGCCGTTTTTCGGATCGCTGCCTGGGCCATCGGGGAAATCGCTTCGATGCGCTCGAACTGCGGCACAATCATTGCGGCTGACACCGTGCGCCCGGCCAGGCGCAGGAGAAAAGCGCCAAGCTCCTGCCAGGTCGGATAGATGGCCGTGATAAATTGATTTGCCCGCTTGGTGAGGGGAGATTCCATCGTGAGCAAGGCTTCCCCTGATGGATCGCCGCCTTGCGCCATCAGGTAATGGCGCGGCGTGCGGCTAATAATCGCAATGCTCTGCGCTAGTTTGTCCATCATCCCCTGATAGCCGGTCAGGTCGGTTTGGCCGAACTCCCCGACCTGCGTTCCCTGCCCCGTACCATCCCCGGCGGGCAAGTCCCAAATCTCATTCGGCGCGTTCTTCAGCGCCCCTTGCACCCCGGCTTGGCTGATGATGTATCGCTGCCGGAAGGCCCCAAACTCAGCCGCAATCATGGTATCAGCCAGGAGCTTGTTGATCGCATCTTGCAGCGGGCGAATTGTCGCCAACTCGCCTACAATGCGCCGCCTGGACAATCGAAAATGAAAAACCGGAATCTCCCCGTAGGGATTGGCGTCTACCGTGTCGAGCATAAACCCGCTTGCGCTGGCCGTGTCACTGGCCTTGCGCTGGCTGACGTAGTGTTCGATGCGGTCTGAGTAGTACAGGTTGAGCCGTGTCCCACCGTCGCTTTGCCACCATTTCGCCGCCCAGGCTTTGCGTCTGGGGTTGTCCTGGTCGTAGGCGACATGACACAAACGAGGATCGTTGTAATAGGCTTCGATCTGGCCGTCATCGCCAGGCCAGGCAATGACAAAGCCCTCACCGGTCACAGATACGGCCAAATGCACGTCTCGCACGTCATGGATAAGGCCAGACGACTGATACAGCCCGGCAAGTTCAGCGGTCAAGGCGTCATCATCTCCGACCGCCAGGGATGTCAGCGTAATACGATCAATCAGGGCGTCAATCACGACAGCACACCAGTTCTGGACAAACTTGGCATCAAGGTCGCGCCAGACCTCTCGTAGTCTGCGCGTACTGTAGACTAGACCGTGCTCGCCGTCGTAATAGGCAAAGCTGGTTGAGACTCGCCGCTGCTTTTCGGTCAATGCTGCGAACGCTTGTTCTAGGTCGGTCATCTGTTACCCCTGGTAGCTTGTCATGCGCCTGGGCTTCGGCTTGCTTGCGCCCTGCCACGCCAGCGCCAGCGCCATCACGCAGTCATCGTGCATCCCGGCCGGCGCGTCGTAGCGTGTCAGCCCCGACGGCAATCGCTCCATCTCGTAGGCTTGAAGCTCGCTGACTAGAACCTGGTCGGCAATGATGCGTAAATCACCACGCTCGAACGCCAGCGCCAACGCCTCGATAGCCTGCGCCTTGCTGGCGTTGGTGGTCAAAAACGGTTTGACCGGCAGCCCGTCACGCCGTAGGCGCTCGATAATTGGCTCCCCGATTGAATTACGCTCAGCGATGACCGCCTGCGGCTTGAACCGTTCGCACAATGCGTGTAACCGGCCGGCCTGCAGCGTGTAGTCTATCTGGTTGAATCTGTCCAGATAGACCAGCGCCGCCGCTGTGGCGTCGAGCACGGCCAGCACGGTGAAGTCTGCGCTTTTTGCCCAGTCCACACCGACGATGTAGTCGTGTCCAGGCTCGGCGCGTTCCTGTGGCTTGGCCGTTGTAGCGTCCATCACCCGCCGAAACACACCGCCGCCGTCTTCGAGGAACTCGGCCATGAACTCCTGAGCAAACACCCGCTCTGGCAGATTCGCCCGCGCGGCGTCAATCTCGCTGCGTGCAATGTGCGGGTTATCGTAGCTGGAAAAACGCCAGCACTGCCATTCCCCGCCCGCTGTGGCCGCTTGCCACAGCTGCCAGAACCAGTTACGGCCTTTCGGCGTTGAAATGAACAACGCCCGCCCCTGTCTGTCAGCCAGCGCCGGACGCAGGGCCTCAGACCATGCCTCCTGGGCCATGAACGCGCACTCGTCCAGCACCACGAAGTCCAGGCCGTCACCGCGCAGGCTGTCGGGATTGTCTGCGCTGCGCACCGATACCTCACCGCCGCCGGGGAGTAGCACCTGCCTGTCAACCTTGCGAACCTCCGCGCCCGGTATCTGTGCTGCCAGCCGGCGCAACGGTCGCCAACCGACTTCGCTCATTTTGTAGGACGGTGCAACCCACCACGCCCGGCCGCGCTTGGCTGCAACGTCAAGGCACTCCATCACGCCGAGCCTCGTCTTGCCCCAACGCCGGCCACAGTCCAGCACCTTGAACCGCGCCGGGCTGTGATGCACTGCCGCTTGTCCGGGGTGTGGCGTGGCGTCAATCCGTATCGTCGGCATCCCATCGCACAATCACGTCTATTGCACCAGACAACTCCACCGCGTCACCATACCCGCGATGCTTGCCCTTCTTCGTCAGATACCACTTGGCGTCTTGCGTGTTGCCGTCCTTGACCGACATGATTAGCTTGCTCTCGGCCAAGTCTAGCAGCGCCTCGCACTCGTCGGCATACGCCTGTGCAACCGTGGGCATACCGTCGATGTACCGCTTCGCCGTGTGCCAGTCGGTGCCGACGCGGGCCGCGATGGTAGAGACGATGCCGCCGCTGTTGCGGATCGCCTCGATGAACTGGCTTGCTGTGTACTGTTTAGGCTTACCCATTTGTAGATTTCGCGTTATTGTTTAGGGCGGCCCCGATGGATCGAACATCGCTCTCTGCTTGGGGCAGCGTGTCACCTTCGACACTTGGGCCGCTTGTTTCACGTTTCGGGTATGGCAGCGCCAGCGGTGCGATTTGCTTGCGCATGGCGCGGTCGAGTGGGTAGAGGTAGCGGTGCTTGCTACTGCCTAAAATACGCTTGCTGTCCGGGTCAATCGCTTTTGCCGCTTGTGCGGTTGTAAGATGGGCGGGCTTTTCGTGCCTCAAAGCCCGCCCCATGCCATCGCTTGCCGTTTACAATCCATTCATCGGCGGGCATCGTCATTCCCGCATAGCACCAATTCATCGCTTGATAGATGCCGCCGACATGGAAGTGTTCGGGGTCTGCAAACGAAACAATCAGGCGTAAACCCGGTGATTGTAGCTTGAGCATTTTTATCGCACGCGAAACAATCTGACTAACTGGCGACACGTGATTAGTCAGCGCAACCCGCACTAGTTCGCAAACCTCTGTCATTTTCAGCCCGTAGGGTTTCCCAATATTGTTATTAGCAGAAACATTAAACAAAACCGCACCTACAAATTGATCGTTCTCCCATGCGCCAACATGAACGATTTTTGACTTCGGCATCGTCCGGCTGTAATGCCAATGCTCGACAGCCCACTTCGCCGCCTTGTAGCTGCACCAGTCAACGCGCAGATCAACCGGGGATGAACTCATGACCACACTCAGGACAGGTTACAGGCGACTTTTGATCTAGTCGCGGCTGCTCACTTTCGTCCACCGGCTCGAAGTCCGGCGTTGTTTCGATCATGGTGCGTAGTGCGAATATGTCGGTCTGCCAGTCTGCCAGCAACTCCGCATCCATGCCCCACCCTTGCAGCGCCTCAGCATCCCACCCGCTGAGCGCGTCCCAGTCCCAAGCGCCGACCGCCCCGGCGTGGAGCATGACGACGAGCGCCCGGCGTTCTTCGTCAGTTAGCGCCCTGTCTGATTGCCTGGCGTCAACCCGGTACGATGGCCCGTGCAGCGTGAGCAGCGCCGATAGCCGCTGGTGCCCGTCGTAGACTTCCCCGCCCGGCCCGATGGCGATTGTCTGGACTTGCCCGAAGCGCTGCCAGGATTCGAGCATCCGCCTGGCTTGCGCCTTCGTGCTGAGCCGGGGATTGTCAGCCCAGGGGTGAAGGTCGCCAAGCGCAACCTGGACATTGGCCCATGTGATGGCCGCCGATACCGCCGTCACCCGAACGCCGCCGGGTTGATTGCCAATATCGCCGCTCTCAGCACTTCCAGCCTGTTCTGCTTTTGTGCGTGCTCGATCAAGGCAATTCGCTTTGCCTGCAATGACTGCGAATCGCCGAACGCGTCGTACACTTGCCGGAAATTCTCAAAAACAAGGTTGCTGAATTCGTCCGCTGTCAACCGTTCAAGGCCTTTTCTTAGTTCCGCCGTTTCTGTTGCCCGCCAAGTCCCGAACGGCACCAGGCGGGATAACTCGTTTTTTAGTCGTGCATTTTCTTGCTGTAGCGCCACAATCCGAGCAGATAGCAGATCAATCGTCTCCTGAAGCGCCTCTACCCTGGCACTAAGCCGCTTCATGTTCTCCTCCAGGTAATCCTCTCGCGTGATGATCGGGTTGGGGCGCAGCTTGTCGTAACCAATGGCGACCGCCAAGCTCACGCCGATAGCAACGAAAAATAGCACGATGTTTTCAGGTGTGAGCACGATGCAACGCCTTCCAGATAATCGCCGCCTCGGCCAGGAGAATTAGCGCCATGAGGGCGTAGTAGGCATCCGACGGGAACACCGGCCACACGTCAAACGCCTGCACGACGTACAGGGCAAAGCCGAAAACGCTGGTCACGAAGCCGGCCAGCGTCAGGCGTTTTTCGCTGCGTGTCCAGTAAAGCGCCAGGAATAGCGCCAGATAGGCCACGCCATACTGCCAGGATTGAATGACGTTGATTCTGGCCGCCGAGCCGGGCGAAGTCAGTCTCAATAGCCAGAAGCGTCCGACCATGACCAGCAACGTAAACGCCATGACCACCCGCCGGGCCTGCACGCCTGACGGAGGCTTAAAGGTGTCCAAAAGCCAGACTAGCCAAGTCCTCAATTGCTCTTTGACCATTCCCAACTCGTGACCGCTGCGTCAACCAGGCCCGACACGCCACGGAACGCAGGCGCTGGCCGGCCCATGACCGCCCGATACAGAATCCGATACGCCAGCGCCAGGTCGTCGAGGTGCCTATCTGCCAGCAGTTCGGCGCTGTAGCCGGCTGCCCTCTCCATCGCACGAAGTGCCAGCCCAAGCCACATGCTAAGAAGTCTTCGTCTCATAGGTTCCTCATAGGTCTAGGTACACTTTTCCCAGGTTCGTAAGCCCCTCGTCGGTTCAGTTTACGCCCAATTCCTCATTTTGTCAAAAGGTTTTTGCACGGATTTCAAAACTCGATTGCCAAAAGTGTTTCAATTTGAAACACGAATTGACCCTGAAATCTATTGACAAATGGTAACATATGGTGTAAAATATATCAAACCCCATAGAAATCGGCGCAGGGGACACCCGGTTGAAACCGGG